CGAAGCACTGTGTGATGTGTTGGCGTGGCCGGCGTTTGCGGAGGCTACGGCGGTCGTCATTGACGAAGCCCAGTTCTTCCGTGGGTGCCTGATACCGTTTGCCAGGGCCGCTGTGGACGAACACGGAAAACACGTCGTCGTCGTCGGTCTCGATTCGGATGCAGAACGTCGTCCATTCGGTGATGTGTTGGCTCTTGCTTCGCTAGCGGATTCCATTGAGAAGAAGACCGCGTTGTGTCGGCGCTGTGGAGATGGTACACCCGCGATCTTCACACGCGCCCTCACTTCCAAAGAAGGTCAGGTGGCCGTCGGTGGCGCGGAAATGTATGAACCTGTCTGTCGGCGGCATTTCTTGTAAGGCGATCTTTGGATCTAGTCTAAGGTGATCCTCTGGATTCTTACCAATAAGATGGAGTGGATTACAGAAGAATCCGAATCGGATACGCGCACCAGCTATCCGGTCACTTCCATAGTATGGTCAGGACCTACAACGATGTGTAATTCCGTTATTATAGCGAAATCGCCCGTCTTCAAGACGATGCTTTTTTTGGACGGGGAACTACAGAGTGCCGGAGCAGACGAACATATTTATCACGAAACACTTGTTCATCCGGTTATGGGTGGTGCAGGGCGGGGCAAACGGGTCTTGGTGGTCGGTGGCGGTGAGGGTGCCACAGTGCGGGAGGTGCTTCGCTGGAGCCCGGTCGCCGTAGACTGGGTCGATATCGATATGGAGCTCGTCAATCTATGTAGGATGCATCTGAAGTGGGCACCTGAAGTCTATGCGAATCCGGTGGTACAATACTATCCGCAGGATATCCGCGTGGCGCTGCCTACACTGGGGCTCTATGATGTCATCATCTTGGATCTGCCGGATCCGGATGGTGACACAGGATATCTGTATTCGCAAGAGTTCTGGGCGGATATGTTGTTGCACTTGGCTCCTGAAGGGCGAATGGTCACGCACTGTGGACCGGTACGACCTTTCGGCGGAGTCGGTGAAGGGGTTCAACGCCTACAGGAGCCACTGAACGGCGCTGGACTCGGCTTTGATAGGGCTGGGTTTTACACACAGATGATCCCGAGTTTTCAGAGTGAATGGGGTTTCTGGATGTATGTACGGTCTGCGAACGACTCGCCCTTTGGATTCCGAACAATGGTAGAGCTGCCCCAGGATCTTCGCGTCGTAGATGCCCGAACCCTGGAACAATGGGCGAATCCGCCTCTGCTTTGGAGACTGGCGGACTTTACTGCATCGGTGATTCATTAGACATATCCCGGTAGTCTCCATTGACGAGATACTGTGAATTGTAGTATCCGAGACGTCGGGCAAGTTGTACCGCCACATACGATCGATCGCCACCGTCGCAATAGAAGAGTATAGACGCCGATTCATCGGGGATTTTGTGGGGCAGCGATACAGTGAGCTCCGGAATATCGATGTGTATGGCTTTCGGATAATGCCCGGCATCGTACGTGGATTTATGGCAAACATCCACGATATAGTTGTAGGGCGAATCCTGTTGGGACAGTATGAATTCAAAGGGCAGAGTCGGTACGGGCGGTGCCATCCGGTACATATAGATGCAGGCCAGGAGTGCGGTTATTCCGCATAAAATTAATCCCGACAGTAACCAGGGATTCATCCTTGCTGTAGGACGGATGTTTTCCTTTGTGTCTTATGCGTGGTAAGACACAACCGGTCTCATCGTATAGTTGGTTAGTACACAAGACTCTGACTCTTGTAACCTGTGTTCAAATCACAGTGAGACCTAACACCGCCTTACTAGCTCACCCCCGGTATGCTAGTGAGGCAACAAGCCTTACTAGCTCACCCCCGGTATGCTAGAGAGGCGCAAGCCTCACTAGCTCAGTAGTAGAGCGTCACTCTTGTAAATGAGCTGCTGTGAAGTGAAGGTCTGAAGTGCGATTCTTCAGTGAGGCATTGGGGGTTATCAACTCCGAATGCCAGACTGTAGTTGTTGTAGGTGGATAGATCCTTAGAACCCAAATCGTGCTTTGGAGTTCAGATATTCATTTGTCATAGCCGTGTCACTAAACTTGTAATCATATATCTTAATATATCCAAGTTGTCCTTTCATATAATATTGTCTACCTAAAATTGCCCCAATAATGAAGGATGAATTATTCATACTAATGTTATTCAGCGTTGTTGCCACGTGCTTAAGGGTTCCGTTAATGTAGAATTTTACCACGCGATTTACCTTATCAAACACACAACCAAAATTCTGCCATACACCGTATGTTATTGCCGTCGGCGTCGCGATTGCACTTCGATTATTTGTACCATTACCAGCATCAAAATGGCAAAATCGATTTCGCGTTGGACGTGTGACCGGCATCCATCCACGCCAGGGGAATGGCGAGCTGCTCTCTCCCCAAGAAGGGAGACCGTAGGCGGCATTGTCAATTTCTTGGTGAAGTTTACCGGCACGCTCAGGATAAGACCGTCCGATAGCGATCCAGTTGTTCGACCCGTCGGCGACGGGCGCCCACCAATCGCCGTCGAAGGCCCCCCGCCCACCGTAATTCGTCGTTAGATATTCACGCACTTGTGCCGCCGTTGCTAGTTGGAAGCCTTGTCCAACAGCGTAGCTTGCAGCCTCGCTCCACTTTAGGGTCGATGGCATTGGTATAAACCGTGGGTTCGAGTTCCATCCCACGATGAAACCATTGGATGCCGTATTTGCGGTTGTATTTGCGATTAATCCGTTAATCGTACCTGAAATGTCAGTAGAAGGTTTAATCCACGCCGATAATGTAAACGCGTTTCCAAAATCGTATTTTCCGAACTGAATGTATGAAGAACTACCATTAAGGTAGAATACTGGATTATTATTTGGGCCTGTTTGATATGTGACGTTATGTGCGATGCCCAGAAATCGACCGAATGTACCGAAATTATTGATTATAGTAGTCTCGGGGGAGTTATATAAGGCATCGTAGTATAATGCGGGGGCGAATGGATTCGGTATAGCATTCGATAAAGAACTCAACTGTACAAATGTAGATGGAGTGACCCCCACCGCAATTATTTGTATGTTTTTTGCGTTTCCTATCACACCTATGCGTAGAGGGCTTGAGGTTTGAACCGGTGAAAAAAGTGTATATGTTTTACCACCATCTATCGTATATTTGTAGTTTATGATGGTACCATTAGGTCCGTTGAGACCGCCTGGCTGTGAGAAATAGATATATACCCCTCCTATGGCGTCTGCTATAGCCTCTACTAGTACAGGTGGCGCTGGCCACAGATATTCCGGAAAAACCGTTGTGAGCGGTGCGTTTGGTAGAGGCAAGGTTCGCTGGGGAGTCCAATTCACGTTGGGGCACGCCTGTACGTGAAGGCGTTGCCCTTCCCTATATAGAGTACGGTCTCCGGCAGTTAATGGATACCATAGAGGATCGATCGCGGGCGGGGCAACTCTTTTTGTATCGGTTGATCGTGAAGGAAAATTATATAGTCCGTTTTCATTACCGATAGCGATTCGTACAGTGGAATCGTAGGCCTCTACACGTTCAAACAAGTTCCACGCATTCTGTGAAATGACCCGTTGCTGACTTGATCGGCCGGGAAATAGATTTCCTGGAAATGCGGATTGCGGCCACGTCAGTAATATATTGGATGCTTTCTCGGTGCTGGAATAGTTGCTACAAAAGTAGCAGTTCATCTAAGGATTGCGTTGTTTATCAATGGAGGAAATGGAACTTACAGATGGCAGCCATACAGATGGTCAACAGAAATGGTATTGTTATATGCTTGCCTCTGTTGATGGGCGCAAAACGTATGTGGGGGCCACGGTGAATCCTGATAGGCGTCTACGGCAACACAATGGAGAGATCTGCGGTGGGGCACGGGCGACAAAAGGGCGGTCGTGGAAGCGGCAGTTTTTGGTAGGCGGATTTGTCGATGAGAGGGCTGCACTGCGATTCGAGTGGCGCTGGAAATATCTGACACGTCAAGCACCGGGCGATACATTTATAGAACGTCGAATGCATGCATTGTCGCTGCTGTTGAGCGATTTTCCGTTTGCGGAAGTTATTGAGCCGACTTAGGCTGCCCATCGCTTAGGCCTTCAACCGCTTATGTGTCTTACAAAGGTAGGGATCCTCAGCATATTGTCCCAGAATCGCTTTCGCACAAGGATGGCCATCCTTCTTAATGGCCGTACACTGATAACATACAGAGGGGCCGCGTCGTACTTTGTTCGCCATCCAGGCAGTGGCTGCCTCGTCGAAATCGATATCTACAGTGTAGGTCGGCTTGGGCGACGGCTTGAATTTATCTATCATAAATCGCACTTTTGGCATTTTTGCTGTGGGGTTCGTTTTATGCGTACAGTCATCGTAGGCGCTCATTTCGGTAGTACACTCGTATCCTGTGGTTATGGGGCGCATCAACTTTTATATCAGGAGTGCTGGACCACTGATATAAAAATATGTGTTTTGATTATTTGATTTGCGGAGCAAACCGAAGCATACAAACGCTTAGTTGCTGTACGCGAGGCCGCCCATACCCGACATAATGCGGAGCACGTTGTAGTTGGTGGCGTAGACGTTGACGTTGGCCGACGTCGCACTCGGGCTAGCAACATTATCATCAATCTTTGACACATTCGTTTGGAACGTGGCCTTCGTGAGCGTGAGGTTCAGCACGGCATTGTCAATGCGCGAGAAGTTGCACGAGCCGCTGGGCTGGAGGTCCTCCGGCTTGAGGGCGAACGAGTACACGTTGATACCCGTGGAAGGCGTCGAGGTGTGGTGCTGGAAGGGCTGGACGAAGTTGAAGTAGCTGCCCTCACGCTCCGTGAAACGGTCCTGGCCGTTGAGCTGGATCTTGGCGACCGCCGTGGGGTTGCCGAGCTGCGCGTCCGAGTAGCGCCACGGGACGTTGGTCTCTGATTTGCAGTCGAGGTAGTTGGGATTCTGGACAACCCAGATGAGCTCCTTACAGGGGTGGTTGAACGAGAGCTGGATCTTGTTCGACGTGGAGGTAACCGACTCCGTGCCCGTGAACTGGAGCTGCTCGATCAGGTACTCGTGGGCGACCTGCGCGAAGCGGCGGCGCTCCTCCGTGTCGAGGTAGACGTAGTCAACATAGAGCGAGCACGCGGCGAGGCCCTTGTTGCCGATGTCCGTAATGACCTTTGTGGCGCTGCCACCTTCGGAACCACTGGCATCAATGTTGCACAGGTAAGGGAGCGTGTTGAACTCAACGTTGATCTTAACCTCGTGGTACTGGAGAGCAATGAGCGGGAGCGCGAGACCCGTGTGGCGGTTGAACCAGAACTCGAGCGGGATGTAGAGAGTGCGCTCAGGGATGCAGCCGGTGACGCCCCCAGCGAGATCATCGCCGGCATCAGCACCCTGGAGAACGACGCTTGCGCCAAACGCGCAGTCATCACCCGCGGAGATGATGCTGGGGTTCACGCACGCAAGCAGCGCGGCGTCAGCCGCGCTGACCTCTGTTGCACAGGCGATGCAGTCAGCACTGACGTCGAGCTTGACACCACCATAGCCGTTCACCATGTTGAGGTACGACAGCTGCTTACCGGCGGGGAGCGTAAGCTCGTTCCAGATGTGGAGCCACTCACCGTAGTGCTTGTCGATCTGCTGGCCGCCGATCTCAACGTACACGTTGTTGATCATATACTGGCCGACATACGGAACCCACGCGAACTTCGCGCCATTGAGAACACTGGCGTCTATCGCGGGGAGCGTGACCTGGAGGTAGACACGCGTAATAAGATCGCCGTTGCGGCTGATCGTGCACTGAACACGCTTGCCGAAATTGCCAACACCGTTGAAGGTCTGCTCAATCGACTCCATCGCGAAGTTCGAGTGGCGGCGGTAGAGCTGCTTGAAAAATGTAATCTGCGGGTTTGCCGTCAGATATACGTCCTGGGCACCATAGGCGACGAGCTGCATAAGTCCACCGGAAGTCATTGCTTATAATCTACGCATCTAAAATTTTTTGGCGGGATCCGGGGGTTCCGGGAGAAAAAGATCGCCGCGCGCACACGGGTACGCATGAAGGCTTTAAACTGACTTCTATATGGGACTATGATATACAGAAGGCGGATTATCTATCTATTTTATGTCACTGGGGTCTCTCAGTTGCTATACGCTAGTCCGCCCATACCCGCCATAACGCGCAGCACATTGTAATTCACAGCATAGATGCGCAACTTCGCCGTGCTTCCATTGCCCACAGTATTATTGGTAACGGTTACATTGAGTGTCGCATTGTCAATGCGCGAAAAGTTACACGTGCCACTGGGCTGGTGTTCCTCCGGATTGAGGGCGAACGAATACACGTTGATACCTACTGCAGGAATATTCGTGTGATGCTGGAATGGCTGAACAAGATTGAAATACGCCCCTTCACGCTCTGAGAATCGATCCTGACCGTTCAGCTGAATATTGGCGACTGCAACCGGATTCCCCCCGGCCATTCCCTCAATCGTAGATACCGAATACCCCGATTCGAGTGCCGCGCGATCCCAATAATCCGTATAATTAAACGGCTGTTGGCCTTTCCAAGGGTCCACGGAGGTATCACACGCAATATAGGCATCGCGCTGAACCACCCAGACGACTTCTTTACACGGATGATTGAACGACATCTTGATTTTGTTCGACGCCGATGTAATCGACTCATTCCCTGTGAACTGAACCTGCTCAATCAGGTACTCGTGTGCGACTTGGGCAAACCGTCGGCGCTCATCCGTATCCAGAAAGATATAATCGACATAGATCGATGCTGCGACAAGACCCAGCGCATTTACGGCATCGAGAATCACAGGGTTATTTGTCCAAATCAAATACTGGAGAGGCTGGAGATCAATCGTCACACGTACATCGTGATACTGGAGCGCTATCAATGGGATCGCAAGACCCGCGTGGCGGTTGAACCAGAACTGGAACGGAATATACAGCGTATATTCGGGACAACAGCTACGTGTCTCTGCGCTCGAGTGCGGGTCGCCACCCACACATTGGTTCGTACAGCCGCCATCGGCACCTACTTTGCTAATAATATTCGTAAGCTGCGGTACGTTACCCACCATCTCGGCATATCCCGCCTGTTTTCCCGCTGTACGTGTCAGCTCGTTCCAGATATGGAGCCAGTCGCCATAGTGTTTATCGATCTGCTGACCGCCTATCTCAATATAGACCGCCTGGATGATGTTGTGCCCGACCCAGTTGAGCCAACGGAACTGGTCGCCCGACGAGTCGCTGACGGATGGGTCATTGAGATCCACAGCCGGCAATGTGACCTGGAGATACATCCGGTGAATCAAATCACCGTTGCGACTGATTGTACACTGGACACGGCGCTGGAAATTCGCCACACCGTTGAATGTCTGCTCGATGGACTCCATCGCGAAATTGGAATGGCGACGATAGAGCTGCTTGAAAAACGTGATCTGGGGATTCGATGTTAGATATACATCTTGCGCACCATAGGCGACGAGCTGCATCAAGCCACCTGTCATTCTCTACACGGGTCCGGTGTTTTTTATTCGTTTTCTAACGTGTTGTCGGAGATGACAAGTTGGGTCCCGTTTTTTGAACCTAAAGATCTGGATAACTCATAGGATCAACGTACTATGTCTATTCGCGATGTGTTAGTCAGTGATATCATTCAAGAATCAAAGTCGCGGTCTTCAAATCGTCCAACAACGCTGGAAGCGCATCATCAACAGAAAATGAAAGAATTTACGACTGCCAAACATAATGTCAGTAACCTCCAGACTACGCTGGAGGAGCTTGAAGCCAAGATGGAGGCGATGCCGGAATCGGCCATCTATAGCGATGAATGGCGGCAACTGTGCGATTCCGCGGAAGCCATCCGCAAAGAAATTAAAAGTATTCTTACAGACAGTCAGCGCCTGGACTATTTTTTGAATGTGGGGGATATGTTGTTCCAGTATTTTGATGCCCACGAAACGTTGGCGAAGGGCGATGTGTCTACTGCTGTAAAAACAAAGATGCGTCTGCCGACCAATTCGGTGTTGAGTTATTTTACAGAAGTGGATGACACGCCGAGTCCTCCTATCCTTTCTGTACCCAAAAAGGCGAGTGATATTGATTCTTCGGAGGGTATGAATCGCGACAAAATGCTGGAGAAATATCTGGCGGTGGTGGAGCCCGGGGCAATTAAGAGCGGGATTATGCCGGGGTCCGGTATCGAACCTGGTTGGGGGACGTGCCCCACGTGTAACATAGAAATGACGTTTTACCAGAATGAGGCGCTCTTGGGTTGCCCACGCTGCGGACACGAGGAGTTCATTCTGATCGATTCCGAAAAGCCGAGCTATAAGGATCCGCCGCGGGAGATTACGTATTTTGCTTACAAGAAGATCAATCATTTCAACGAATGGCTCGCGCAGTTCCAGGCCAAGGAGAACACGGATATCCCACAGGATATCATTGAGTCCATTATGCGCGAACTCAAAAAGGAACGCATCTCGGATCCGAAAAAAGTCAAGAAAGATAAGATCCGCGAAGTGCTCCAGAAACTCAAGTTCTCCAAGATGTACGATCACGTCCAACAGATCAAGAATCGGATCCAACAGCAGATGACGATGCTCACGTTATCCAAGGAGATGGAGGAGAAACTGCAACATATGTTCAAGGAGATTCAGCCGGCGTTTATCAAATATTGTCCGGCGAATCGGTCGAATTTCCTGTCGTATCCGTACGTGTTGTACAAGCTGTGTCAGCTCTTGGAAATGGATGAATTTCTACCGTGCTTTCAGCTGCTCAAATCGCGGGAGAAGTTGTATCAACAGGATCAGGTATGGCAGAAGATCTGTCAGGAAATGCGATGGCAGTTTATAAGGTCTATTTAAGTGGGTTATATATGTACACTGTTGGGTATTTTAGATATGCGTATCGTTGTGATTCGGTCTAATAAAAAATATTAATATACTATATAAATGAATATTAATAATTTAGACTTTTTATTTGTACATATAGCAAAATGTGGAGGTACAACATTAAGACAAATACTATTTAAAAAACTTTTAAAAAAATATAATAACGAAGAAATTTTTGTCCCAGAGAAAAAAAATGTGCAAATTAATTTTTTTAGTAATATGGTAGAAAAAATTAAAATGTTATATGACGTTAATAAGTTAAAAGTTGTATTAAGTCATTGTGATTATAATGATATTAAAATAAATATGAATATTAATACAAAATTTATGATTACATTTTTAAGGGATCCAATTGATAGAATAATATCTAACTATTATTTTTTTTATTACAAAAACACACAAATCCATATGCTAGATTTACCAGAGAAAAAATTTAATGAGATATGTACATGGGGTGGGTTGGCGATGTGTCATGCGTTAGGACTATTGGACAAAAATAAATTGATAAATGAAGAGTTGTTTCATTCAAGATTGAATGAATTCGATTTTATAGGAAAAATTGAACACTACGATGAAGGACTACAGTTACTTAATTTATTAATTAATAACACGTTTGAATTATCTGATGAACTAGACAATTCAGTTATTTTAAATACAAATAAATACCCTGTGACTGACGAGTTAAAGGAAAAAATACGCCCTTTTTGTACATTAGACTATAGATTATATAATTCTTTTGATAAATATAAATTAAAAACCTGATGTTGAATTGATGGCACAAAATATTACTACAGCTGGTGTACTGACTATGTCTATATAGATCATTTTTCGATAAAAACTAATATTTAACAAAAATGGTTAATTGTACAACATCATGGTTATAAATATTTGTTACAATGCGTAGTTACTAATGAAAATGACGCATCGATACTTCCATTCGGGATGTTAATCGCGGTTGTTGGTAGTTCAAAAGGATCTGATATGCCTGTGAAACACGTTATTTTACCACTTCTAGCAGCCTTATAAAGACCCTTGACATCCCTCTCTTCACACGTTTCAAGCGGAGTATTAACATAGAATTCTAGGTAAGTGCCATATTGTGAAACTTGTGCACGATTCCAACTACGATCTTCTTCATATGGTGCAATATTGGCAACTATAACTATTCCGCCGTGACGAACAATTTCTGAGGCAACGTATCCTATTCTTCGTACATTCATAGATCTGTCTTCTTTTGAAAAACCCAGCCCTTTTGAAAGATGTGTTCGAATAATATCGGCATCTAGCAACGTGACTTCACGGGATGGGAATTGTTCTTCGATATAGCCTTTCAGTAATTCGGCAAGCGTTGATTTACCGGATCCACTGAGTCCGACAAAGTAAAAACAGATGCCTTTGGGGCGTTGATAATAGGCTCTAAGTGTCGATAAAACATTCGGATAAGAAAACCATTCTGGGATAGATTGATTTTGTTCAAGCATAGTACGAAACTGTGTCCCTGAAATTTGTTTTATTGTGTGCCCAACAGATTTATCAATCTCGCGATATTCATCTATGTCATCGCAATATACGACTTCTTGTGATGTAAGAATCGTAATTCCTATATCATTTTCAAGTGATTTTGCTAGTTTTTGTGCATCTAGCGGGTGATAAAAAGAAGTGCCGTCCTTTTTTTTGTAAGAAGGTCCCGCATGATCTCGCCCAACTATAAAATGGGAACAGCCACAATTTCTTCTAATTACAGCATGCCAAACAGCTTCGCGTGGACCCGCCATTCGCATACTTAGCGGTAAAATGGCAAGATCCGAATGTGGAAGAAATTCCGAAACTCCTGTATAACATTTCATACGAACAGGGAATGGTATGTCGCATTCTTGCGTAACCCCTTCAACCGGATGGAGAAGGATTTTACCGTTGGATGCCGATTTTTTAATGAGTTCAATATGCGATCTGTGTAGTGGGTTACGCGTTTGAAATCCTATCCAAGGTCCTGTCGCCTTAAGTTGGGCCGGAGTTTTACGATATTCCTTGAAATTATTATGGAATTGAGTATTTATCATATCTAGATCTCCAGAAATATACCATACATCTCCTTTTGATAGTAGATATTGTGTATATGGGTGGTTTGTGTCAAAACACCCGAATACTTTTTCACATTCATACTGTATATCTGGTTTCCAACATTCTTTAACAGTGAGTGTAGCAAAAATTGTCCCTGTATTATTCTTAAGAGTAATACGCGTATCTATCGGGACTTCACTGGTAAAAGAGCAAACAATAGGAATTGGGAACACGTCGGTTACATTTATTTTTAAGGTATCTAGGCACGACATATATTGAGATTGCGTCATATATGTTGTTAAAGGTAGGAAATAATGGTTCGACAAGCATTCTAGGTCACACAACTCACGTTCATCCAAGATTTTATTCATCATAATATATAAATATTATATTAAACCCGGGGTAAAAACGCGGTCATTTGCCTGTGGCAAACGAACTAGACTAGGTCAGTTTTCTATACCCTCGTATCATTATGTATAATCCAATAGCTGAATATATACCCCCTCGTATTCTATCAACATAATATCGTATCTGACGTATAATCCAAGCGATCATTCTACATGGAAAGTATACGGGTCGCTTTATGTGTGCGTTTGTTTTCCACCTAAAGAATCTACGACCCTGGTAGAACAGGAGTCTCTGTGGCGTACTTGGAAACGCGGTCGCCTTCTAAGCGACAGATAGTGGGATCGAAACCCACCAGAGACTATTAGTCCTCTTTAGTCCATTATCTCAGTTGGTAGAGAGCCACTCTTATAACGTACTTGTTATGCCTGTGAGGTGGAGGCCACGTGATCGATACACGTATGGGCTACATTCGCGTCAATAGTTCAATGGTAGAATGAAACCCTTCCATAAGAGCCCGAACAACGGTAAGGTTTAGACATGGGTCCGATTCCCATTTGACGCATCCCCTTTTTTTAGCTCATCCCTAAGGTCTAAAAAGAGTATGAGCCCTAGGAATACAATGACATACACGGTCGCCGCCTTCGATCTCGGCATCAAGAATCTGAGTTATTGTGTCGCGACCTTTGATGTCAGCGGCACGGTTCAAGAAATTAATGCGTGGGCGAATCTGAATCTATTAGCCGACGGAGCCGCCTCACAGAGCCAGACACGGTGTAGTATACTCGTCGCCGGCAAGGTATGTGGCGGCCCCGCCTCCTATGAAGACCGACCCGTGGCAAAGCTCCTGTGTAAGAAATGCGCCAAGAAATCCGCGAAGCCCGTCCTCGATATTTCTGGAACTAAGTTGGCAGACTGGCGCGACTGGTCTGTTCACCAATTCGGACTTACAGTCGCAGCAGCGAAGAAACTCAAGAAAACCGATATCCAAGAGAAGGCCGCCGCGATCCGACTACTGCCTTACAAAGCACCCAAGGTCAAAGGTGTTAGTCTCCAACAGATTCTGGTCGGAATGGAAGCGTGTCTTACAGCCGAGCTGCCACAGTTAGCGATCGCCGATGTTATCCGCATAGAGAACCAGCCATCGGAATTCGCCCCGCATATGAAATCTATACAGATTATGTTATTCACACTGATCGATCATCGGCTCCGCACGGAACACGGATGGACCGGGGCCATTGAATTCGCGAACGCCGGTGTGAAGACACGGGGATGTGCCAGTGCCGGTGTTGGGAAGGACGCCAAACGCTCTCGTAAACTCGCGGGGATCGCCAAGGTGGTCGAGGTTCTCGGATCTGTGGGGGCCGCGGCGGCAGAGAAACTCGCGTGGTGGAAGTCACAGGCCAAACAGGATGATTTGGCCGATGCTTTTTTGATGTGTTTGGACTTCCGCGTTTCGACCCCGAATTAAAGCTCTGTTGTTAAGGCAACGATATGAGTGTACAGTTTGTTGACGCCAGTTCCAAGCCCTCCGTTTCTGAGTTGGCCTCTTTCGCTTCGCGTGCGAAGGAGATTGATATCGGCGGGGATGATATAGTTGAGCTCGGAGATGATCTCGGAGTAGGTCTTCTTACAAATCAGAATAAGGTCGCACCCTCCCCGATGCGCAACGTGAATGTTCATTCGTATTCGCATTCGCATTCAGAATCCGCGGGTCACACACCGCATATTCAAATTAGACCGGTGGACGACTTGGAGGTTGTGAATCTCGATGCCGCTCCCGGTGCAGGTGACATCAGGATTAATCACGACACGTCAGCACCCTTTGTCATTAATACATCATCGGACCTTGGACTTGGCTCTGGCTCTGGTTCTGGTTCTGGCTCTAGCTCGTCGATGTCTCCCGAACAAGAGGCGACGGAGAAGCAGCGGTATCTGACAAAGCTCCGCCGTCTTGAGTCACAGGATATTCGTGGTGCGCGAATGACGATGTCCAACTCGCTTGCTGATATCAAGGCCGAACACGATCGTCTCACGGATAGTCGCAACTTGGAGGCGTCTATTCGTTTCCAGCGTAATGCGCTGATGACATTTGTTACGGGCGTGGAGATGGTCAATGACAAGTTCGGACACCGGCTTCCAATGAAGCCGCGTCTCAAGGGCTGGTCCGAATCGGTCCACACCAACGTGGAGGACTTCGACGAGATTTTCGAGGAGCTGTATGACTTGTACAAGGATCAGGCAAAGATGCATCCGCTGCTCCGTCTGGTGGGGACACTGGGTGTGTCGGCGACGATGTACCATTTGACGAACACAATGGCGGAGAGATCGGGTGTGCCGGGGATGTCGGACCTCCTCAATGAGAATCCGGAACTGCAGCGGCAGTTTGCGGCTGCGATGGCGGCGAAGATGGGAGGTGGCCTCGGTAACTTTATGTCTGCAGCAGGGGGCTTCTCTGGTAGTCCAATGGGAATGCCCCCATCGCCTCCACGGGCGGCAGAGAACACCCGTATGCCGTTCAATGTCGCCTCGGCCGCGGAGGCACCACGTGCGCGCCGTGAGATGCGCGGCCCCTCGGGTGTTGATGATATTCTGAAAGCCTTTGAGATGGAACGCGAACAGGCCGCAGCACCGCCGATCAGGGAACATCATTCCTCGGTGTTTGCGCCCACGGGACTTCCGCCCACGCCGCCCCGTCAGGATATGCGGAATGGCCTAGGTACGTCGGCGGATCCGTTGGCCGAATTCATGGTCGACAGCGGTTCTGTAGGAACGGAGAGTACTCTGAATTCAGAACGACGACGGGGGCGGCGGCGGGCAGCTGCTGCACCTGTCGGTGTAACGTTGAATCTAAATGTGTAGATTCGGCTTATAGGCATTCAGCAAATACCAATCGGACTCTTCATTTAAGAAATAGTGGAGGCACAATAGTACAGCCAATGTTAACCAGAACGCGACAATCACATTGCGGGTTCCGATAAACATAATCGCAAATAATAGCAGTGGCCGGAATACAATATTTTGGAGGAAGGCCTCCTGCACTGGGGAGACTGACAGCGCCATAAATCGTCCTCCCAGATTGAGTGTAATGTACGCGACTCCTAACAAGTAGGGGTTCATATTGATATCTTGTATGGAGAGCAGAATCTGATCCATGACAGTTGGCTCTGTTGGTGTTGGTGTCGGTTTCGTTTTACGCATATCCCCTACCGTCTACTTCTAAAATACTCTGTAAAACTCATTGATACCCACAGAATCCACACCACGAGTGCTACGACACCGTACAAAGGATTCATATCGGTAATGAGAAGCACAATGACCGCGGCCAATAGTCGGAACAGCGGTTGACGTGCCAAATCCATCGTCCTTACTGTAGTAGCGGTTTTTAGTACCAGATATTATTCTCTGTTGCAGATGGCACAGGCTTATCTTGGATTGCCGTTGGATGTTCATCCATAATGCGTTCAGACTCCCAGATCGCACCTTCATCGGGGACCTCGTCGTAATTGATGTTCGTTTCACCGGTGCGTTCTTGAATCGCCCTGGGGTTCTCTGCTAAGACATCTTCTACTAACCAGCGTTTCAGTGTCGGATTCTTTTGTACAGGATCGTACGTCAGATTTACGAGGTCCGATGAAAACGATTCCACATTCGGTAGAATCATACAGCTCACTAACAGAATAATCAACGCCGTTCCCAGTACCGGTTTTAGAAACCATATGTAGGCTGCCGCGGCTGCCAATAATAGACGTGTGGTTGTGTGCGTTAACATCTGAATGCCTATCTTTGGGATTTTGTGCGGAAGAACCGCGAATATGACGATGCCTATACTCACTAGCCACGACGGAGATATCGGCGCCCATTGGAGTTGTAATGGTGTTGCGCTCATAGTCCTCTGTATATAGCGGAGATACTTTCTTAGGGCTTTGCCTTACGTTTATCGGCAATCGGATTCTCCCAGTTCTTCAATAGCATTTTCGGCGAAAAGTCGGAGGCTACGTGTTCGACTTCTTGGCCTTTCTTGAATACGAATCGGTATCCGAAATCCTCCAGTAGGTTACGTACTGTGGAATCCGTATCTGCTGCGTTTGTCTTTTTCTCCTGTGGATAGTTCAGCGCTAAATACGACAGCATCTTCATTTCGGCGGTGACGGCATCTTCGGCTTCAGGAACTACCTCTTTTTGGGTAATGTCTAGCGGAGGTAACCATGCTGGCCAATTGGCCAGGATATCGTCCGGTTTTAAATTGTCACGGAAACTACGGTCCCCATATACTCGGTTACGGAAGTCTGCCGCAATTCGGAGACCTTTATGACCCGTTTTTCGGAGATCGTCATCGATGAATATCAACAGCGCCTTGTAGTGATTCTTCAATTCCGATGTGGAAGGAGGCGCATCTAACGCTTGTATGGATAGATCTGTTATACTCGGACTCTCGAAGGGCTCCAGCTGCTGCACAGGAGAACGTATGAACAGCAGATAGATGAGATATAGGAGGATACCTACCAAGATCCAGGTCGTTGTTTCCATTACTCTGACAATGGATTTTATTGGTGTTCAAAAATCACTGCCTACCGATAGGGGTAGAAATGAGCGTGTACTGTTCATTAGAGGATGCTTTCGCCGGACCGATGAATCCGGGTAAACACAAAAAGAAACGATCGGGGACGAAAGAGAGTACTGTACCAGGTGCTCTTGGTGGTGCCCCCGATCCAGATAGACCGGCAGAAGTTCCTCCTGTAGATCCTATGGGCCCAGCCACATCCGCTGTAGGATCGGGACACCCGGAGGCAGCCATTGCGTTGAATGATTTCTTCCCAATCCCCGGTGGTGGTGGTGACAGTACCGAACCAGAAGAGTGGTCCAAGGCTTTTATGCTGGAACCATCCGCAATACCTCAGTATCGTGCCGATGGATCCGCTCCCGTTAATGGTAAATCGACTCTCTGGCGAAAGGTACCTGTACCCACCGCTGTCGCCCCTATGTCTTTATCCGCTCCAGCAAACGATATAAACAGTGATATTCATAAACGCCTTGATATTCTAGCAAAACAACTGGAGTCCCTAACACAGATCAAACCTATGCAGAACACAGCGGAACTCTTTTTGTTTGTCGCCATCGGCCTTCTTCTGCTATTGGCGGTCGATACGCTGTTGCGTGTTGCGACGTCGGTAGTACTCGCCGCCGGTGCCTCTATGAAAGGAGGTGCGCGGTATCGGGGCCTATACAGACCCAAGCTCAGATAAACGTAATTGTCTGTATGCCACCCCGTCTATTAGTAGCGGCACCACTGGCTAGAAGACCCGCCACACCCTCTGTCGTCGGTTTGTAGGTTGCGGTTTTCTTTTTCGCAGGGGCTACCGGTGCAGTGACCGGTGCAGTGGCCCGTGTGTCTTTTTGAATCGTGGTGGCGGCGATCATCGCCTGTCGGATCGGTGATTCCTCCTGGTAATACTGTATGGACTGCTCTTTCCAACTAATGAGTAGTCGATTCGGTGACACATACAATACTTTGAATCCGGAATGTCGGAGATTCCAGACAATATACAGGATACAATCTTTTACATCAAATCGCGGACAACCCGGCTGCCATTCCGGAACATCGAAATTCGTCATTTGATCGGAGTTGGGTATTGATGAATGCGCCTTTATTTTCTGGTGAACCGTCCCAAGAATTCGATTATAGACTTGTAAACGAATTGCGTCGAGCTTGGCCTGTTCGTCAAAGAGCGATGCCGGTGTTAACTGCGGTGTCGGTGGCTGTGCCATCTCCCTTGTTCTACGTAGAGGAATGTCGGCGGGATGGTTTCCGCGTGCGATAACATTCGGTGGTGGCGGTGCGCGGATTATAGGAAGTATGGGTGTTCTATCCCATCTGATTGAGACCGGAATGACGGCACACGTAACCGACTGGTACGGATGTTCCGCCGGGGCTATTTGTGCACTGTTCTCTGCTCTCGGCGTCACCAGCACCTGGTTACAGGATCTGTCACATATATTTGACACGCGTCTCATAGGAGTCATTCGTGAAGACTATGTGTGCGACTTCACTAACACCTGGGGAGCCGCCTCCACAGACAGTCTCAAGGATTTCCTTGGGAAAATTATCGAAACCTGGGAAACCGGATCCTCCACATGGACATTCGCCGATTTTGCCCAGAAATTTCCCCATACCGGGTTACATATTTCAGCAACCAATGTTAGCCAGGGAGTCCTTACAATCTTTAATTCTAAGAATTCACCTCGGTTACGAATCATAGATGCTGTTTGCGCATCATCTACGTTTCCATTCTTCTTTGCTCCCTGGGTACATCCGGAGAGCGGTGATATATACTGTGACGGTGGCGCAATGGGTATATTTCCGTGGTCGTGTATTCCTAACAAAGCTAAGGCCTTGGCTATTGTTTACAGTGATCGCGATATCATCGGACG